CCGCAACATATTCCAATCCCTTTGCCACAATTGCCATAGCCAAAAATCAGGGCTAGAAAAGCAGGGAATCTACAGGCACTACGCCCAAGATGGTGCAAAAGACTACACAAAGAACGACTACGCATATATGTTGCATCAATACAACACGCGTGTAGAATAGTAAGGCTTTTGTGTTCATAAACTAAAAAACTTTGGGTTTGTCTGAAAGCAAGCGCGGTGCTATTTCCCCGCAAATTGAGTTGGCCAGGGGGGGAGGCTATAATTTTTTAAAGGACAAGACCATGCAAATTACAAAATACAAAATTGAAAATTTAATTCCTTACGCAAAAAACGCAAGAACGCATAGCGATGACCAAGTTGCACAAATTGCGGCAAGCATAAAAGAATTTGGTTGGACTAATCCAATTTTGGTCGATGGTCAAAAAGGAATTATTGCGGGGCATGGTCGTTTAGCCGCGGCGCGTAAGTTGGGCATGACCGAAGTTCCAGTAATTGAATTGGCTCATTTAACCGATACACAAAAAAAGGCTTTGATTCTTGCTGACAACAAACTGGCTTTAAATGCGGGTTGGGATAATGAAATGCTATTACTTGAATTGCAAGAATTGGAACTGGAAGGTTTTGATTTGGAATTAACGGGTTTTAGCCTAGATGAAATTAACGCGCTAAATCCAAAAGTGGTAGATGGCTTAACGGATGAAGATGCCGTACCTGATGTTCCTGAAGAACCAAAAACCAAGTTGGGAGATATTTATAAACTTGGCAAACATCGTTTAATGTGTGGAGATAGCACTAGTTTGAATGATGTTGAAAAACTTATGGATGGTAATAAAGTGGATATGGTTTTTACCGACCCTCCATACAATGTAAGTTTTAATGGTCGTTCAGGTAAACATGATGTTATTAAAAACGACAATTTATCTAAAAGTGATTTTGAAAATTTCATTATGGAAGTGTGTAATACCATTCAAGTTATAGACCCAAAGGTTTATTACATTTGGTGCAATTGGAATTTTTACGGAATATTGCAAGGCAAGTTAGATTACAAAACTTGTATTGTTTGGGCCAAAAATGTATTTGGCATGGGTAACGGTTATAGACACCAACATGAATTTTGTTTGTTTAACGGCAAAATAGATGAAGAAATTAAAAATGAAAGTGATTTGTGGAGTATTAAAAAAGATACAAATTATGTTCACCCAACACAAAAACCCGTGGCGTTATCTGTAAGGGCATTTGGCAATCATATAAAACTGCTAAATGTTTTAGATTTGTTTGGTGGAAGCGGTAGCACTTTAATAGGCGCAGAACAAACTGGAAGAAATGCTTTTTTAATGGAGTTAGACCCAAAATATTGCGATGTTATTGTTAAACGATGGGAAGAATTTACAGGCAAAAAAGCAGAGTTAATAAATGGCTAATAACAAACGCCCCCCTGAAATACATTTAATTCAAGGTTCTAAAGGTATGAACGCGGGCGTACTTTTGCCTGATTCTGTTAAGGCAAGAATTCCATTTGCGGAGTGGGCAAACCAACCCGAGCAATATACAAGGGAACGGTTTGTAAACGAAACTGCGGATTACCTATATGAGGTGTATGGCATAGGTTCTGAACAGGATAGACACGCTTTAATGATGTTAGCCGACCAATTAGAAACCTACATCAACGCCCGCGCCCAACAAAGCAAACATCCATTGGTTGTAAAAATTAACGATGGCAAAACATTTGCCCCAAACCCTTACATAAGCGTTGCAAACGAAGCAATGAAAAATGTAATTAAGTTAATGAACGAACTTGGGTTAACACCTAAAAGCAGATTGGATAGACAAAAACCCGAAGAAAATAGTCCAGTAGCAAAATTTTTGCGAGGCCCTAAAGGATGAAATGGCAAGAAGGCGTAGCCTATGCTCATGCAGTTTGCAAAGGGCAAATCAATGTTTGTCAAAATGTTCAATTGACTTGCCAAAGGTTTATTAACCAAATTGAAAATAAAGAATGGCAATGGGTTTTTGACCCTGATTACGCGCAACACATTTTAGATTTTTCTAATGCCTTAGTGCATACCAAAGGCCCTGATGCGGGCAAACCAATAAAGTTAGAACCGTTTCAAATTTTATTTATTTGCGCTATATATGGGTTTAGGTTAAAAAAAGATTTATCTAAACGCATGGTGACGGATGTAATTTTATTTATTCCGCGCAAAGCGGGCAAATCAACTTTAACCGCAATTATTGCTTTGTATGAATTGTTATGCGGCGAAAAAGGTGCGGAGGTGTTTACCTTGGCTACCAACCGTGAACAAGCAACAATTGTTTTTGATGCGGCAAAAGGCTTTATTGAAAATATGCCATCGCAACTATCTAGCCTTTTTAATGTAAGTAAATACGAAGTTAAAAAGATTGGCGATACCCAATCTATGTTTAAAGCATTAAGCAGGGATACAAAGAAAACGGGTGACGGTAAAAATCCATCGTGCGTAATTATTGACGAAGCCGCACAAATTACAGATAGAAATGCAATTGAAGTTTTACATTCGGGTATGGTAGCAAGGGCTAACCCGTTGCGGATATACATTACAACCGCAAGTTTTACAAAAGAAACAAAGTTTTATGAAGATATGAATCTTTATAAATCTATGCTTACAGGCGAAGCAAACGATAACCCTAAATGGTTTGGTTTACTCTATGGTCTAGACCAACAAGATGATTGGCAAGATTCAAACAATTGGAAAAAAGCCAACCCTATGCACGGTATTAGTGTGTTTGATGATGCAATTGCACAAAGGGCAGAAGAGGCTAAAAATAAACCCGCTACATTAAATGAATTTTTATGCAAAACGCTAAACATCTATGTAAGCGCAAATAGCGCGTGGGTTGATAGAAGGTATTGGGATGAATCAATAACAACAATTCCTGATGAAAAACCCGAATCAACTTTTATTGCGTTTGACTTGGCATATAGCCGCGACTTAAACGCGGTATGTACTTTGCACCGATATTCGGAAGAAAAGTTCTTTGCAGAATTTCAATTTTTCTTACCCGAAGAAAGTTTAGACCTAATTCCAAATCACTATAAATCAATCTTTTTGCAAGCCCATGCAAGCGGCATATTGCGGCTTACGCAAGGCAATGTAACCGACCTTAACGAAGTGGAAACCTACATTAAACAACAATGTATTAAGCACAATGTTAAAGAAATCGGTTACGACCCGTACAACGCCGCTTCATTGGTTGCTAATTTGTATGCCGAGGGTTTACCCGTAAAGAAGGTTGGGCAGGGAATGGCGGTTCTATCTAACCCGTCTAAAACCGCAGAACAATTGATTTTGAAAAAAGGCATTATGCACGATGGCAACCCGTTTGTTGGTTGGCAACTAGGCAACGCCGAAGTTTATACGGATGTAAATGGAAATGTGAAAGTTCGCAAGAATGAAGCCGATACATCCGCAAAAGTTGACGGAATTATTGCAATGATTATGGCTTTGCATTGCCATCTAGACAATGTTTTTATTTCTGATACATTTGGATTTAGAAGTTTTGAATGGTAAACCATCAAGAAATTGGGTAAAAACATGGCTATTTTCGACATTTTCAAGCGCAATAAAGACCAAAAAAACGAATCCAATACGCTATTTGGGCAATCTGCGCTAGGTAATAACATCGTTTATCAGGGCAATAATAAGAACCCTAATGTCAATACTCAGATTCTTTATGTAACCACAGGCGCGACCAATAACGCGGGTCGCCCCGTGGATATGTCGCTACTTACGCGCAATAGCACAATCATGGCTTGCGTTGCGGCTAAAGCCCGCGCCCTATCCCAATTGCCTATTCGCGTGGTTAGCCAATCGGAAGATGGTACTTATGTCGATGCCATTAAATCGCCGCTAGTTGGCGCACGGGATAAGGCTAAAGCCAAGCAAGTAGCAAACCTTTTGGCGCAACCTAACCAATTTCAAAGTACCTATGAATTTTGGTATCAATGGCTCATGTGGTACGAACTTGCGGGCGAAGCATTTACCCTTTGGTGGCGTAAAGACCAACAAAGTACAACGGAAACCCCGTTAGAAATGTACTTGCTTGATTCAACCCTGATTGCCGTAACAATCACCCCTGCGCGTTACCCATCGTATCGTTTGAGTACGCCCGCCTACGGTTTTAACCGTGATGAACCGCTGAACTTTAACCAAGTAATGCACATTAAGGAAATGAACTGGCAAGGTTCTGCGGGTTTTAACAAAGGCATTTTGGCGGCAGAACTGGTTTCCCTAGACCAAGATATTGACCTTTACGCAAACTACATCATGCAGAACGGCGCAAAGCCAAGCGGAATGTTTACTACCGAAAGTGTTATTCCTGATGGCAAGTACAAAGAAATTGCCGCCCGCTTGAAAGAAGCATGGTCGGCAATGGTTTCTAGCCGCCCAAGCGACCCAAGCAAAGCGGGTCAGGGTATGTTGCTAGACCAAGGCATGAAGTACACGCCCTTGGATATGTTGACCCTACAGGATACCGATGCGGCTAAGTTAAAAGAACAAACCATGAAGCGGATTTGTGGATTGTTTGGCGTACCCGCGGCAATGATTGGCATTGGGGATTCCAAGTACAACAATACCCAAACAATGATGGATGAATTCTATAAATCCACAATGTACCCAACTTTAATTAACATTCAGCAGAAATTAAAACAACATTTGTTTGTTGGCTACCCTAATTTGTGCATTGAGTTTGATACGCGCAATTTCTTAAAAGGCGCACCGTTAGACCAAATGAATTTTGCTACCGCGGGCGTTACAAACGGGATTATGACCCCCAACGAAGCGCGTGAATATTTGGGTATGCCCAATATTGATGGGGCAAATGAATTGATTGATAAAGGCGGGAAAGATAAACCGATTGCGGGAACATCCCCCCAAGATACAGGCGGGGGCGGTGGAAACCAAACCCGCAAAATGAATATCGGCAAGTGAAAATAAATTGTCCACTATTTTTAAATTAGTGATAGCATCCTTGGCAACATATAAGCCAAATACAGAACCGCCCCCCAAAAGAGGGCGACCCCCTAAAACAATATATGACATCGACCGAACTAAAATCGATGAGGTAATCCATGACCGTAAAAAACCTGATGATGATTTGCGAAGCCAAATTAGTTTTGGAAAAGCAAGGCGCAATGACAGGAAAAATTGAAGCAACCGTAACTACTTGGGGTGCGCGTGAAGGCGCAGATGGTAGGCGGTTTAATTATCAGCCTGAAGGGTTTATGAAATGGGCAGAAGATTTTTCTGCATCAGGTCGCCCACTACCCATGTTTGTAAATCACGATGCGGATGCAATTCCCGTTGGTCAATGGGATGCGTTTGAGTTTGACGATACAGGAATGAAAGCCGAAGGGCGTTTGTATGTCAATACTACGATGGGTTCTGACCTTTACAAAGTAATGCAAGAAAGCCCCGCTATGTTTGGCGGCGTTTCCGTTGGCGCATACGCCGAAGAATATTGCATGGTCGATGCTGAAGGCAACCCTTGCGAAGATTACGAAGAAGGTTATTTCCAAATCACCAAAGGCGGTTTGCGCGAAGTATCCGTAGTGATGTATCCAAACAACCCACAAGCAGAAGTTAGCAGATTGGAATATTTTCGACCTGATGGTTCTGCGGATTTAAAAGTTTTAGAACAAGCCTTGCGTGAAGTTGGGCTATCTAAAAAGGATGCGGTAGCCGCCGCATCTACGTTCAAAAAAGTGTTAGAACTGCGCGATGTAGTTACAACGCCTATTGAAATTGCGCCTATTCTGAGTGAATCAGATGCGGAGGCTACCGAAGCGGAAATTCTCGCGGCTTTAGAAACGCGTGAACTTCTTAAAATTCTTGATACCAAAATTAAAGGTTAAATCATGTCACAAGCAATCATTGAAAAACTGGATGCTATCGAAGCCAAGCAAAGCGAAAGCATTGCCGCCGTTGAAGCAAAAATTCCCGCCGCCGTTGAAGCAATCAAACTGGAAATGCAAGAAACCATTTCTGCTTTGGAAGCCAAGGTAGCATCTATTCAAGCCCCTGCAATCGTCAAGCCCGCTACAACCGTGCGCGGCGATGTAAACCGTTCTGTTAAAGAACAATTGGTTTCTTTCTACAAAAGCAATGCCCGCGTAGAAAAAGAACTGCAAATTTTTGCAGACGAAAGCCAACGCGATGCGTATATGCGCGAGGCATCAGCATTGACAGGTTCAGGTAACAACCAAGGTGGTCGTACCGCTTATGACCCCGTGTTTGCCGCTTTGCGTTTGGCTAACCCAATGCGCGGTTTGTCACGCACCGTAGCAACTGATGGTTCGTCATATCAATTTAGAGTTAAGACGGGCAACGCGGGCGCGGCTTGGGGATATGCGATTCAGAACAACGGTGCTGATACAACTGAAAACACAAGCATTTGGCAATTAGTTTTGCAAGACTTGAATGTTCAGTTCCCAATCCGTACCGCGGCTTTGGATGACATCGATGGTTTGGAAGCCAATGTCGTTGACGATATGTTGATGGAGTTTTCGCAAGCCGAAGCCTTGTCAATGATTCAGAATAACGACCAAGCGGCACAATCAGCAACTAACCCCTACGGCGGTACAAATGGCTTGCGCGGCTTAGACCAATACGCGGGTGCTAACGCTACCTATGCGGGTGGTACTTGCACAACTGCATCATTTGGTACAAGCGGTACGGGTTCTAATACTGGTTTGCATAGCCTTGCTACTTATGACCAAATTACCACTAACGCAAACACCGTTGGCGCAAACAACATTTCTTATGTTGACGTAATCAATACTATTTATGCTTTGCCACAACAGTATTGGACACCCGACACTAAGTTTATGATTAGCCCAATTTTGTTGAACGCTATTCGCGCATTGCGTGATACAAACGGCGCACCAATCTTTAATCGTAACGAAGGTTTGTCGGTTGAAGGTATCGTAGGTAATTTGTTGGGCTTTGATGTTGTCGTTAACAAGTATTGCGATAACCCATCACAAGCAACTACTGGTTCTGCGGGTACAACTTCTTTGTATCCAATGTTCTTTGGTGATTTCACACGCGGTCACACAATCATTGACCGTTTGAATATGATTATGCGCCGCTACGACCAAACTGCCCCAGGCTTTATCACATTCTTTGGTGAAAAGCGTTTGGCTACATCAGTTCGTGACCCTAACGCGTTGGTGCGTTATCGTTCAACTGGTACTGCTACTTAATTGCGTTGCCATTAGCGGGGGGCGAAAATCCCCCGCTTTTTTTAAACAGGAATTTAAAATGTCTATCACCGAAAAAATCTTGAACGGAATCAAACAAGCCATCACCGAAGGCGGCAAAGTAAACATCGACTTGCGCGAAGCAAGCGCAATTACTGGTTCGGGTTCGGGTGTCGGTGGTAATGTTGTTTTTGATGATGCGTTTGCGGCTTTGCGTCAAGCAAACCCTTTACGCCAAGGCTCACGCCAAATTACAGTTACGGGTTCTGATGCCCAATTCGTTGCTAAAACTGGTAACGCCGCAAATTCTACAAACCCTTGGGGTTACACATTTACGCCAAATAGCGGTTCGCCTAATGTGAACACTTCTATTTGGCAATTGCCCGTGCGCGTATTGGTTGCACAATTGCCAATTAGAACGGCGGTGCTAAGTGATGTTAATGGACTTGATGCAACGCTTGTTGAAGATTTGGCACTTGAGTTTGCACAACTTGAAGGTCAATCAATGGTGCTTAATAGCGACCAAGCGGGTAGCACAACTACATCAACTGGTGCTACTAATGGCTTGCGCGGTTTGGATAGTTACACTACTGGTGCTACTAGTGCTTTCGGTACTAGTGGTACGGCTATTACAAATGGCATACATACTATCGCTACGGTTAGTAATGGCGGCACTACGGTAACTTACAACAAAGTGGTCAACATGGCTAACGCGTTGCCCCCGCAATATTGGTCGCTAGATTCAACTGCATGGCACATTAGCCCCGCAATGATTCAAACATTGCGCCAGTTAAAAGATACCGCGGGTTTGCCTTTGTTCTTGGAACTAGGCGAAAAAGATGGTTGCGCGATTGGTCATATTTTTGGTTGGCCTGTTATCCCTAACGCATACCTTTCTACAGATTTCCCAATCTACTTGGCAAACTGGAATCGCTTTTTAACAATCGGTGATACCGAACAAATGAGCATCCAAATGTTTGAACAAACACAGGCGGGTTTTGTGACGATGTACGCAGAAAAAAGAATGGTAAGCACCGTGCGCGACCCGTTCGCGGGTGTTCGTATGTCTGCCGCCTAAAGGGGGCTTGAATGTCAGCAAATGAGCAAACATTAGGTGCGCCTTTCGGGGCATCTACGCGCAATCCGTTTAGTTATGTAAAAACAGAACAGATTGACCGTGATGTAGTCACGCCTTGGTTAACCTTAGATGAAATCACCAATCAAATAAATTTGTTTGAAGATGAATCGCAAGATGGTTATTTGCAATCATTGGAATTGGCGGTTCGCCAAGCCATTGAAGATTATTTAGGCTTATCTATTTTTTCAGTTACCTACCGCGTTTGGTATGGTGCTGAAAACCTAGCCGCATCGCCCGTATGTTTGGATTTGCCCGAAGTATCGCAAAACCAATATCCCGATATGTCGGGCGTAACGATTGAACGCGTAGCATTTTGGAATAACGCGTTCCCGCCCGTTTTAACGGTAGTTTCTGATAGTCAATACTATTACGATGCAAGCGGCAACAAGGTAATTATTCAATCGTTGCCGACAACCATCAATAGCCAAATGACCGCGCCGATTATTTGCGAGTATTCAACCGCACCTAATCCGTTGCAAACCTATCCCGTTATCAAGCAAGCGGGTTTGTTGTTGTTTACGCATTTGTATAACAATCGTAGCAATACAACCGACAATCAGTTAAAAGAAATTCCGTTTGGCGTGGCAACATTGTTGCGCCCATACAAACCTTTGGTGATGTAAATGGCAATTGCACGGTTTGAACAAATTACGGTAAACAATCTAGCGTTTGCTAAAAGTGATTTTGGCGAACAAAGTACCGCGCAAACTACTTGGTTTCGCACCCGTGCGCGTGTTCAATCCGTTGCCAACAGTTTAAAGATTTCGGAAAAGTATCGCCTTTATCAAGATGTAGTTAATTTCATTTTGAACTACACGCCAAACACAAGAACAATGGTTCGCAATCAAAACCTTTATTCAATCAATTACAACGGTTACGATTGGCGCATAGATAACATTCGTGAATCCGATGACAGGATGACCGTAATTATCTTGGCGTATAGAAACGACCCAGTAACGGCGGTGTAAATGGCAACCCAACAAAATCCCGTTCAATACGGCAAAGCAATACAGTTTCAACTGCAAAGCATTGTTACGCCCGTACCCGTGTACGCCGCGTTTAACCGTAACTTTGCAACTGAACCCAAGTTTATTGTTTGGATGCTACGAAATGTGCATCAGGATGTTTATACAGGGCCAGTTCAATCGGTTAAGGGTATTGACCGCCCAACATTTCAAATAAGTATTTTTACGCAAGTAATAGAAGATGGTTTCACTATTTCCAATCAGATACTACAATCGCTACACGGATATAGTGGTTTGTTTGGTGGTGTAACTAATGGTTTTCAGATTGCTAAAGCAGATGTTTTTTGGCTTTACAACACTTATGACAATGATGAAAAGTTAGCCCAAATTTTTCTTGATTGCACCCTAGATATTCCAACATAAGACAACCCAACAACTTTTGAAGGAACTTTTAAAATGGCACTACCAAACAAAATAATGGCGGGTTTTAGCGCGGCGTTGTATGCCCAATCGGGCGCGACACCTACCGCACTAACACTTACCCAACTTTCAACCCTTGGAAATGTTGCACCTATTGCAGTTATAGGCAACCTAATTCCAGTAGAAGCAGTACCCGCATTTGGTCAAGATGATGCCGTTGCTAGTTTCGGTGTAGCGGGTTCGCGTCAATCTGACAAAATCCCAACGCAATCCGCACCAACATCACTTAGCGTAACTGCCGCATGGAATCCTAGCGACACAATGCTTTTGTTGATGCGCGGCGATGCGTATAGCGGCTTGATTGACCGTACTTTTGTAGTTAGTGCTACCGAAGGGTCAAACATTGTTTATTACGCCTTTAACGCCCGCGTAAGCCAGTTTACGATTGATTCAAGCCCTAGTGCTGAAGCCAAATGTAATTTCACCATTCACCCCCGTGGAAATCTCTACGGTTGGTCTAACAACGCCTAAAGGAATATCATGGCTATACCAAATAAAGTTTTAGCGGGTTTTAGCGCATCGTTGTATATGCAAAGCGCGGCAACGCCTACACCACTTACAACGGCAAACCTTTCCGTATGGACTGCACAAGTAGCAACCATCGTAGGCACGGCGGCTAACGGTACTGGCGGCGCGGGTGTTTTGTTGCCCGTGGAAGCCGTACCCGCTTTTGGTCAGGATGATGCGGTTGCATCTTTTGGCGTTGCGGGTTCACGCCAAAGCGATAAGATTCCTACGCAATCTGCGCCTACATCGTTAAGCATTACCGCGGCTTGGAATCCAAGCGACACCGCGTTATTGCAAATCCGTTCTGATGCCTACAACGGTACGGTTGACCGTACTTTTGTGGTTGCCGCGGTTGACGGTGCTAATACGGTTGCGTATGCGTTTAATGGTCGCGTTTCTCAATTCACAATTGATTCAAGCCCAAGCGCAGAAGCAAAATGCAACTTTACAATTCATCCGAGGGGCAACCAATACGGTTGGTCTAATAACACATGATGACCGTAGAAGAAGCCGTAAAAGTTCTTAGCACTACCTACCAATCACTTGATGCGGTTGCACAAGGGATGGTAGTAGATGCCGAAGAACTAGAAGATGCCATTGCCGCCGCTGAAGCGGATTCTGTAGAAGCGGTATGTTTAAAAGTTTTAAGTAAATACAATACATAATATGCAAACGACAATAAAAGACAGTAACGATTTGTTGAACTTCTTGGTAGCCCAATCCGATTCGCGTAAGGATTGGTTTGGGTTTACCGCACAAAAATTAACTGCTATTTCTTTGGCGCATGACATTGCCGCAAACCATGCGGATAAGTTTACGCCCGATGAAATCGTAGATTATGTGCATACGCTAAACAACGCGTTGTATCAAAAGATTATTAAGCCAATGGGTTAATTATGTCGGGCGTTACCTACAAAATCGAAGGCTTAAAAGATGTATTAGCCGCTTTTGAGGAACTAGCCACAGATATTGGCGACAAGAAAGCACGAAGCAGAATTCTTGTACCCGCCGCACGGGAAGCAATGAAACCCGTGTTAACAATGGCGCGAATGAACGCCCCAAAAGATACAGGCGATTTGGCTAGGACAATGCAAATTGAAGCCCGCCGCCCAACTAGAAAAGACATTCGGTCTAAGTACATTACCGAAAAAGATACGGTGATTGCTTTGGTAACAACTAAGGCATTTCCAAAAAAACTTAAAAAAGAATTCTACGAAAAAAATGCGGAGTTGTATAAAACAGATAAAGCGCAATACAACCGCGATTTAAAAGAAAGAAAAAAACAAGTGGGCGTTTTATCTGATGCCCGCGCAATAGCACAAGAATTTGGCACGGCTAGAAATGGGGCGCAACCCTATCTACGCCCCGCATTGGAATCCCAAGCCGACCAAACCGCCAAGCGGCTAGGGGAAATTTTGGCAAGGCGTATAAGTAAATATAGGATAAAAAATAAATGACAAAATTTAGTTCAGCGTTTGGGGATAAGTACCAAGCAAAACGAAAAGACCTTTTAACCCGTTCGTTTGTATTGAATGGGCATACCTTTAAGGTTCGCATCCCTTTGGTTATTGAATCAGATGCAATTTACAAAAAAGTTTCTAACCCTGATGAAGAAACAATAGAAAAAATCTACCAAGAAATCACCGCGCCATTGCGACAGTTTGAAAAGAATCAAACAGAAGATTTTGAATTTACGGATACCGACATTTTGGTTGAAGGGCGTTCAATGCGCGAAGCCGCCAAGAACAAAGCCATTACCGAAGCCCGCATTACCGAGTTTTTTAAGTTACTTGTTCCTGAAATGGAAGGCGTAAGTTTAGAAGATTTGACCTATGCCGACATTGAAGAAGAATTCCCTATTGCCGTGCAAATGGTAATCGTAGAAAAGATTGGCGAAGTAATTAGCCCAACCTACAGGGAAGCGCGGGGAAACTAATAGGCTCGTTGAAAAGCCAATGCCTAGCCGCAATGATTTTCAACGGGCATACCCTAGACACAATTAACGAATTAGACGATGTAACCTTGGCAAACATACAAACAATGTATGCCGATGGAATGGTTGGAAATTATGGGATTCTTACGCAATTGGCAACCCTGACAAACGGGGTATTTAATTACATGAGAACGGCAAATTCACCGCCATATAAACTAGCCAACATTTTGGGTAGTGCGTATGATTACATCTACCCGCCTTTATCTGCTGATAGTAAAAAGGCGGCAGTAAATGATAGCCTTTTAGCATTTATGCAACAGGCGCAAGGATTTGATAAAACATTGTTTGGGGTAAAAGATGGCTAATATGATTGCCCGCCTTGGTGTAGCCCTAGGCATAGATACCGCGGAATTCAATAAAGGTATTGAAGCCGCGGGAAAGAAATTAGAAAAGTTTAGCGAAGCCGCCGAAAAGTTTGGCAAGATGGGCGCGGTTGCCTTGGTTGCCGCTAGTGCCGCCGCACTTAAATACGCCGATGATTTAGCCGATGTAGCCGAAGCCAACGAAGTAGCCATAGGCACGGTTTTACAGTTATCTAACGCCCTTGCTAATTCAGGTGGTAAAGCCGACAACGCGGGCAAGATGCTATCGGCATTTGCAAAGTTTATTGACGAAGCCGCGGGCGGTTCAGAAAAAGCGCAAAAAACCGCCAAAGCGTTGGGCGTTACTTTGCAAGATTTGGGCAAACTTTCCCAAGAAGAATTACTAAATAAATTGGCTACCAACTTAGCAAAAGTTGAAGACCCAATTACGCGTAATGCTCAAGCAATGGAAATTTTTTCCAAAGCCGCTAAAGGCGTTGACATGGTTGGCTTTGCTGAAAAGATGGCACAAGCAAACCCGCTGATTGCAGAACAAGAAAAAGCAATTAAAGCCGCCGCAGATACTTACGATTTGTTGGCGCAAACATCACGCGATGTAATGTTAATTTTGGCTACAGAACTTGGGCCAATTCTAAAATCAACCATTGATTACATGAAAACAATGAGTGACTACGGCGTGTCACTAAGTGGAATTTTTAAAGTTGTATTTCAAACGGTTTCCGTTCTTGGTGCTAATGTTGCATTTGTCTTTAAAGGTATTGCAGATGAAATTCAACATACCTACGAAAACGCCGTTACTTTAGTTACCAAAGGCGTTGATGCGGCAATAGCAGGGAATAAAAAATACGATGCCTACCGTGCATCACAACGCCAAAACTTAGATTTCTTTGAATCCCAAATAATGGGTACAAGTTACGGGCGTAGTGGTGTCGATGAACGCCGTACAGATAATCTAAAATCAAAATCTAGTAGTAGTGGCGGTGGTCGCCCCGTAACCGCGGCGCGTGATAAAGATGCTGAAGCCGCAGAAAAAGCAAGATTGCGGGCGTTAGAAAAATACTTTGCTGAACTACAACGCCTAGATAAAATTTTATTAGATGTTGCGGGCAAAGAAAATAACGCGTTTACAGATTCATTAAAACGAATTGAAAATGATGAACAAGGGTTAAAAATAAAGAACGCATTGTTGGACATAGAAAATACAACGCGGGACTTGCGTTCTGAAGATATACAGTTAACAAAAGATTTGTATTTGTCAGAACAAAAAAGATTAGAAAACATTAAAGAAATTGAACGCAACAATCTTTTGTCAATTGAAGCAAAAGAATATTTGGTTGCACAAGAAAACGCATTAGCCGATGCGTCAGAACGCTACCTACGTTCACAAAATCAAGCGGTTAAAGCGCAACGCGAAGGAACTACCGAACAAGGCTTTATGAAAGAAGGCGCAAAGTTTTTCCGTGATTTGCCAACAGAATTAGAAAACGGCGCAAAGGCTTTTAGTTCTGTAATGGGCAACATGGAAAGCGCGTTAGATAATTTTGTTCGCACGGGCAAGTTATCGTTTAAAAGTTTGGCGCGTAGCATCATTCAAGATTTAATTGCTATTCAATTGCGGGCATCTGCAACGGGTTTGTTTAAATCATTGTTTGGAATGTATGCAAGCGGCGGCTTTGGTACTGGCAACGCGTTTGGCAATCAAGACCTTGGCGGGTTTTTAGCCGATGGTGGTTCTGCTAATGCTAATACGCCTTATGTTGTCGGCGAACGCGGGCCTGAACTATTTGTACCCCGTTCATCAGGTACAGTAATTCCTAACCATGCTCTAGCGGGCGCGGGCGGTACTACGATGGTCACAAACAACTACATTAACGCCATTGATACCAAATCGTTTGAAGAACGCCTATACGGTAGTTCTAACGCGATTTGGGCGGCAAATCAGTACGCCAATAAATCGTTGGCGGTGAATAGGGGTCGCGCATGAGTTTCCAAACCATTTTTGATATACAACAATCAATGACGGTTAACAACCGCCGTATGGTTGGACAACAAGTAGCGCGTTCGGGTTATATCACCGTAGCGCAATACCTAACCGCCGTGCCTTGGGTGTTTACGATTACGCCCCATGCCTACCTTTACTATCCGCAAGTTCGGGATATTATCCAAAGCATTGATAACAAAGATAGGCAATTACCTGAAACAATTACTTTTAATAGCACCAATCTTTCTTGGTTTACTGAAATGCGTGGCACGGCTACCGCGGCAACCTTGAACGGTGCGCCCGCGGCTAATACGCAAACACTTGCTTTAACTTCTAACGGAACATTTAAAGCGGGTGATTTTATTATGATTAACGGTTACACCTACAAGATAACCGCGGATAGCGCGGGTTCATCAGTAGGCATCAATCGCCCGTTGATTGGTACGCCCGCATCAGGCACAACGGTTAGCATTGGCAATGCTTGCACATTTACGGTGGTTGCAGAATCTTGCCCAACCTATACACTTAACCCAATGACGGATGGCGCGTTTGTGCAATGGGATGCCCCGTTTGTTTTCCGTGAGTACATAACATGACAACAATTAATGCCGTAACTGGTTCACAAATCAACCATGCGGAATTTGTAAAACTTACCGTAGGCAATGCCGCTACGGTTTACACATTCTGCAACGCCGCCGCACCTATTACGGTTGGCGGCATTACCTTTGCTAACCTTGGTGCGCTACTTAGCGTTGGCGATGTTCAGCGCGACATTAAAGGCACTTCTGACGATATGACCATTGCGTTGACAGGCATTGACCCAACAAATATAGGCATCATTTTAGGCAACGACATTAAAGGTTCATTGGTAGAAGTTTGGCGCGGTTTCTTTGACAGTAACAACCAAATCATTACAACGCCTACAACGCAATTTTTTAAACGCTACCAAGGCATCATCAATAGCGTTTCAATTACTGAAGATTTTAATGCCGAAGCGCGTACACGCATTGCAACTTGTTCTATTTCTTGTTCATCAATGCGCCGAATTTTAGAAAATAGATTGTCGGGCGTAAAAACAAATCAAAACAATTGGCAATTTATTTATGCGGGTGATACATCAATGAACCGCGTAAGTGAAATTTCTAATACATTCTTTGATTTTGGTTCGCCGCCAATGACGCAAACACAAGCAAGCGAAACTACAGTAACAATGGATGGCGGTGGTACTGGCCCATGATAAGACAAGCGACAAGATACGATATACCTAGACTGTTAGAAATCGTGGAGGCATACGCCTATGAAAACCCAATTAAAAAACTTGGCGAATCGCATAATCACTTTCCCCGCTATGTTGAAGAACTATTGTTTAGCATCATTCACGGGCGTGGGTTTATTTATATCGACTCGCATCTCAGGGGCGCGATTGTGGCTTACAAAACTTCTAACATTTGGTCGCCCAAAGTAAAAGAATTAAACGAACTATTGTGGTGGGTAGAACCTGAACATCGCAATGGTACGGTTGGCGGTAGGCTTTGGAAAGCGTTTGATGAACGCGCAAAGGAAATGCTAAAAGCGGGCGATGTAGATTTTGTTTGTACTTCAATATCTGCTAACGGGCCTTTAATTGATTACACGCGCAGGGGATACAAATCCCTTAGTGCAACTTTTGTTAGGGAATAAAATGGTAGCAACAATGATTGCCGCGGGCGCGTCATGGTTAGCAGGGGCAACAGGAATTAGCATGGCTTATGCTACCTTTGCCGTAAACTTTGCTTTATCAATGGTTGTGTCTAGAATTTTTGCCGATAACCCTGAAACACAACAAGACATGGGCGTAAGGCAACAAGTACCGCCAAGCGCAGTTAACGCTATTCCTATTGTGTACGGCAATGCGTACATGGGCGGCACATTTGTTGATGCCGTTCTGACAACTGACCAAAAAACAATGTACTATGTTTTGGCTATTTCAAGCATTAGCCCTAATGGTCAATTTACATTTGATACCGCCGATATGTATTACGGCGATAGAAAAATTACTTTTGATGGTTCGGATTTAACTAAAGTTGTTAGCCTAACTGATGAAGCGGGAAATGTAGATACAAAGATTAACGGCTATCTTTATATCAATCTTTATAAATCTACAACGGGCGGCACAATTACATCCGCAAATGGCGCATCAGCACCTAGCACGGTTATGGGTGGTTCTGATATTGCCGTTGGTCAGCGTTGGACAGGAACGCGGCAAATGAATGGTTTGGGGTTTGCTATTGTCAAACTTATTTACAACCGCGATGCAGATACAACGCAACTTAACCCAATTACTTTTAAAGTAGCGCATACGCTAAACGGTACAGGCGTAGCCAAAGCGGGCGATGTTTGGTATGACTACATGACCAACGCGGTTTATGGCGGCGCAGTAGATGCGGCGTTTGTAAATAGCACAAGCGCAACCGCATTAAACGCGTATGGCGACCAAAACATTACATTTACAAATAGTAGCGGCGCACCATCTACGCAACCGCGTTACCGTATCAACGGCGTATTAGATGCAGGGCAATCAGTTCTTTCTAATGTTGACCGCATCGTTTCTGCTTGTGATTCTTGGATGACCTATAACGCCGCATTGGGTCAATGGTCGGTAGTTATTAACAAAGCCGAATCTACGGCGTATGCTTTTGATGATGACAACATCATTGGCGAAATCCGCGTTAGCGCAACTGACATTACAAGTTCAATTAACCAAGTTGAAGCGCGATTCCCATTTAAAGAAAACCGCGACCAAGCCGCATTTGTAAATATTGAAACACCTAGCGGTTTACTGTATCCCAACGAACCCGTTAACAAATATTCAATCACATACGATTTGGTTAACGATTCGGTACAAGCAAATTACCTTGCTAATCGTTTATTAGAACAAGCCCGCGAAGATTTAATTGTAGGCTTTACCACTACATATTACGGCATCCAAGTTGATGCGGGCGATGTAGTTAGCGTTACCAATGCTGATTACGGTTGGAACGCAAAACTTTTTCGCGTAATGAAAGTTAATGAAGCATCTTTACCCGATGGTTCATTAGGTGCAAGATTGGAAATGTCAGAGTACAACGCGCAAGTTTATGATGACTTTGATATAACGCAATTTACGCCAATACCTAATTCGGGTTTGGCATCAGTAAGTTATTTTTCACCATTAGCCGCGCCTACGGTTACGGGATTTCCAAGCGCGACAATTCCCTATATTGATGTTCAAGTTTTTGTGCCAACAACAGGGCGCGTAACTTTTGCTAATTTGTTTTGGACTACAAGCGCAACGCCAACTGCCGCAGATTGGAAATTAGTTTCTAGTGCATCAACAACTAACGGACAACCCGTTACCAATAATAGTTATTACACATTTGCCAACATCACGCTAAACACGGGTACTTATTATTTTGCTTACATGGTTGGCAATGATGTAACAAGTTCAATATTAAGCCCAATTAGCGCGTCATTGGTTTGGAATCCTGTAGCGGGGGCAGGGCCTACAGGCCCTACAGGGGCATCGATAACAGGGCCTACAGGGGCAACGGGCAACTTAGGGCCAACTGGCACTAACGGAAATTCTGCGCGTATTTGCTATTCAAAAACTACTTTAAGTTCTTTATCGCCAACGCCAACAACAATTACAACAAGTGGTAGCGTATCTTACCCGCCAAATGATTCGTGGGGTGCGGGAACTGTTTGGGGTGCTACTGCGCCCGTTATTGTTGCGGGCGAATCTGTTTACCAATCAGATGGTGTTTATTCCCCATCTACAAACAATACAGTTTGGAATGTGCCATACCTTTCTAATTTAAAGGTTGGTCAACTATCCGCAATTAGCGCAAACCTTGGAACTATTACAACGGGTCAAATTACCAATACAAGTTACAACACAACAATGCAATTGGGTGCGGCGGCGGGTGGTTCATCATCAGGCGCAACAATGTATTTTGAACGCACGGGTACGGCATCATCCGCGCTTGGGCCAATTGTTTACGGTAATGATATTTCTACTTCTAAAACCGCGTACTCATACGCATTTGCATCAAGGGTTGCAGATACATTTTTAGTCTATACGGAAGGCATAGGATTAGGAAGTTATAACGGAATCTTTCAAGCGGGTAATGGAAGTGGACTTTGTTACTATAATCTTGCGGTTTTGGGATATACGGAAGCCGCTAGTTTGTCGGTTACTCAATATCAATACAATGGAACTGCGGGTTCGCCCGTTAACCCTGCGGGTGATTTTGCGGCTTTAAATGGTAGCGGTGGAATTGGGGCGCGAATTAAACTTGCATCGGGTACAGGATACGCGTATTACATTGATGCGGGCGTTGGTGGCCCGTTTACAGGCGCACACGATGGTTTAATTTCTAAGACAGAAACAATTGTTCAAGGCGATATTGTTGTTGATGGCGTTTTAGTTAGAAAATCCACTATCAGCGATACCATTTACACCGTCACAAAATCTACAACGGCAAATCAATGTGCGCTTGGGGTTTTTAATGTTTCTACACCGCTAGACGCATTAGCCCCGCCCGCCGCTTTGATTGATGGATATACCGTAAAAATTAATAAAGTTGGGGAAAAGGTATTTATTCCTAATCCCGCCCCTGAATTCTATGTTTACGAACCAACCAGTTATTCAGCAATCATCAATGCTATTGGTGAAGGTCAAATAAATGTTTGCGGGGAAAATGGCAACATTGCCGTTGGCGACCTAATCGTTACGTCTAGCACCGCGGGCAAAGGCATGAAACAAGCCGATGATTTGGTTCGTTCCTATACCGTAGCCAAAGCGCGGGAAGCGGCAACATTTTCTAGCCCAACTGATATACAAATGATTGCGTGTATTTATGTAAGTGGCTAAAATATCTAAAATACAATACACCATAACCGCGGGATTCGCGGATGTTCTAACTAAGTTTAGGGAACGCTATGGCGATTTTTAATAAAAATACCCTTGCACAAGTAAGCGGTTTTGACAACCCCATTCTTGCGGGCGAATTGGTTTGGAATCAACAAACCTATTGGAATTTGACATTTACCAATTCCGCTACAGGCTTGCCCGTCAATCTGACAGGCGCAACCCTTAATGCACAAATTGTTCGCCGTGAACTATCAAACATTATTGATACGCGTAACGGGTTAACTTTTGATATTGCAGATTACAACCCCCCGCCCGCGGCAATCCCGTTAACGATTACTAACATTGTTGCCGCTAATGGAACTTGTACATTGGTTATAGACGCGGCGGCTTGGGGCTTGATGAGTACAGATACCCAACTAGAAATTGATGCCGCCGATACCGTGGGTTTTTCAGGTCGCGTTAAGGTTAGTTTTCCCGTATCGGGAACTACGCCCGCAGATGATTCCATTATTTTCTTGTTGTTCTTGGTTCGTAGCGATGGGGTTATTGTCCTATGAGCAACATCAAAGTTTCCGTTCAAGATGGCAACAATGTAAACCTACAAGTAACGCCACAACCGCGCATTGATTTAAGGATTGATAGGGCGATTAGCGGGGCTACAGGGCCGACAGGCCCACAGGGTAGCGGCCCTACAGGGCCAACGGGTGCAACTGGCGCACCTAGCACGGTGACAGGGCCTACAGGGGCGCAAGGTGCTACGGGCGGCGCAGGGCCTACTGGCCCTACTGGTGCGCCATCTACGGTGCAAGGCCCTACGGGGGCTACAGGGCCTACTGGACAAGGTACGCAAGGCGTAGCAGGGCCTACTGGCCCGCAGGGAATTCAAGGTATTCAAGGCGTTCAAGGCATACAAGGTATCCAAGGCCCAACAGGGGCGCAGGGTGCTAACGGAAATGATGGCCCGACAGGGCCTACGGGCGTTAATGGTGCTAACGGCAATACAGGCCCAACGGGTGCGGTTGGCCCGACAGGGGCGCAAGGCGTTCAAGGCAACGCAGGGCCTACAGGCCCACAAGGTATTCAAGGCGCAATTGGCCCTACGGGTGCTACGGGTGCTGATAGTACGGTTGCAGGGCCTACTGGCCCGACAGGGGCGCAAGGCATCCAAGGCGCGATTGGGCCAACTGGCGCACAAGGTATTCAGGGAATTCAGGGCGAACAAGGTTTGCAAGGCATCGCAGGGCCAACGGGGGCGCAAGGCGCACAAGGCGTTCAAGGCGTTACAGGGCCAACGGGCGCACAAGGCGTAGCAGGGCCAACGGGAAGCACGGGCGCGGCAGGGGCTACAGGGCCAACGGGTGCGGCATCTACAGTAGCAGGGCCTACAGGCCCAACAGGTGCTACGGGTGCTGATGGTCAATCTTCATCGTATTACCAATATGATGCGGATACTACGCAAACATCGGGTACACCTACATCGGGTCATGTGTTTTGGAATAACGCAACGCAAATATCTGCAACTAGTCTTACCTTTAGTCACTTAACAAGCAACGGCATTGATGTTGATTTGTTCTTGGGATTCTTAAAAACAGGCGATAGCCTTATCTTGCAAGATGCAACCAATTCAAACAATTACCAACAATGGGTTTTATCTGCTAACCCAACGGTAGTGCCTAACACTTCAGTAACTTGCCCCGTTACCCTGACAACATCTAGCGGCACGGGAACAACTGGTTTTGCAAACAATCACAATTTAATTGCAATTATTCAATCTATTGGCGTAGTGGGCGCGACAGGGCCAACAGGCGCAACAGGGCCTACAGGCGCGGCAAGTACGGTAGCAGGGCCAACAGGGGCAGTAGGCGCAACAGGCCCAACTGGTTCGCAAGGCGTGGTCGGGCCGACAGGCCCAACGGGGGCGCAAGGTATTCAAGGCGACCAAGGCATCCAAGGTATTCAGGGCGTGGTTGGGCCGACAGGCGCACAAGGCATCCAAGGTATCCAAGGCGACCAAGGTATTCAGGGCATTGCAGGGCCAACAGGCGCACAGGGCATCCAAGGGGTGACAGGGCCGACAGGGGCGGCATCTACCGTAGCAGGGCCAACTGGCCCGCAAGGTATCCAAGGCGTTCAGGGCGTGGCAGGGCCTACAGGCCCGCAGGGTGATACGGGCGCACAAGGGGTCGCAGGGCCAACAGGCCCAACGGGTAATACGGGCGCAACAGGCGCACAAGGCCCAACAGGGCCTACGGGAACACAAGGGATTCAAGGCGATGTAGGCCCGACAGGGCCGCAGGGCGTACAGGGAATTCAGGGCGTACAAGGCGTAGTCGGGCCAACTGGTGCAACAGGAAATACTGGCGCAACAGGGCCTACGGGGGCTAACGCGGGGGGTGGCCCGATTGTTCCTAACTTGGATACAGTAAGTTCAAACCAAACTTTGAATAGCGGTACTAATGGATTTTCAGTAGGCCCGATGACCATTGCAAGCGGATATACAGTAACCATCGCATCAGGTCAGCGTTGGGTTGTTCTTTAAAGGATTAAAAAATGGCAATCATTCTTAACGGTAACAACACCCCAACGGCGGGCGCAGTAGCGGTTGGCGATGGAACAACTTTAGCGTTTACATCGGCGGGTACATCGGGGCAATTGTTGCAATCAAATGGTGCTAGTGCGCCTAGTTTTACTAGCACATTGGCATCGTTAACTTTAACAAACCCAACTGTTACTAACTACACCGAAACGCCATTTACGGCAAATAGTTCAACCGCTATTACTTTGGCATTGACTAACGGCACGGTTCAAATTATTACGCTAACAGGCAACGCAACAATTACGATGCCTAGCGCGGTTAGCGGCAAATCGTTCATCATGTTTTTAAAGCAAGATGCAACGGGTTCACGCACGGTAACTTGGTCAACGGTTAAATGGGCGGGTGGTACTGCGCCAACGATTACTGCTACGGCAAGTAGGCAAGATATTTATTCGTTCTTTAGCGATGGAACAAACTGGTATGGCGTTAATGTTGGTCAAAACTACACACCATAAGGATTGATAAATGTTTGCCGCATCAAAAACAGATTCAGTTTCAGTTTCAGGCGGGCCGCCTGACCCGCAATTTAATTATGTCACTATGCTTTTGCATGGCGATGGGACTAATGGCGCACAGAACAATACATTTATAGACAGTAGCGGAAATAATTTTCCTATTACCCGCAACGGCAATACAACCCAAGGTTCTTTCTCGCCTTATGGGTCTGGTTGGTCGAATACTTTTACTGCTTCTTCTGGAAGTTATTTAAGCGTTCCATATAGTTCTGCTTTTAATTTAACAGGCGACTTTACAGTTGAATGTTGGATTAACCCGTCACAATTACCAACAGGTACTGGAGTTGGGTCGCCTTTGTACCCTAGAATTTTTAGTTTTGGAACATACGATGCCGCAAATAGTATTGGTTTAGAAATAAATTCAAATGATGTGGGTACAGTTAACGCATTAGTAGTTTGGTACAACGGAAGTCAATACTATTCTGCTAATAATATTGTTGCCGCGGGTAATTGGTATCATTGTGCAATAGTTCGTAGCGGAACTACTATTAAAATATATTTAAATGGCACAAGTGTAATAACAATTACTAGCGCAAGTGCCGCAGTAAACACAAGTCAAGCATTGTTCATTGCATCATTGCAAAGTTTTACAGCAGATGCTAATGCTTGTTTTAAAGGAAGCATATCTAATTTGCGTGTTGTTAAAGGTACGGCAGTTTATACAAATACATTTACGCCCCCAACAACTCCTCTTATTGCAATCACAAATACTGTATTGCTAACTTGTCAATCAAATCGGTTTGTTGATAATAGTACAACTAGCGCAATCATTTCTTCTTTTGGCACACCAAGCGTTCAACGCTTTAACCCATTTGGTACTTCTACTGCCTACTCCACAAGCGTGATTGGTGGGTCAGGAATTTTTGCATCTTCAAATTGGCTTGATGTATCTGCAAATTCTGCTTTTTCTTTTACTGGTTCGTTTACTGTTGAATGTTGGGTGTATCAAACAGAAAGAGGACTTAATGGCGTTGTTACTGAAGTTGGTTTATACACAGATGGAGTAATGATTAGGCTTGGAACAATTGGTGGAATTTATGACGCAGTTTATGTAAACAATAATAATATTGGCGGCATTTCAACATATGTTTTATTAAATTCATGGAATCACATTGCCGTAGTTAGAAGTGGAACAAGCGTTACTGTTTATGTAAATGGGGTATCTAGAGCAACAGGCACAGTTTCTGGAACTGTTAACGGGGCTATAGGCGGCACAAGAATTGGCGCACCAATACACACAACAGGATCGGCACAACCTTTTAATGGCTATATAACTGACTTTCGGATTGTCAAAGGAACTGCGGTTTACACAACTACATTTACCCCGCCAACTACGCCGCTTACCGCCATTACAAACACATCATTGCTTACAAACATGACCAATGGCGCAATCTTTGACAACGCCATGATGAACGACTTAGAAACTGTTGGTAACGCACAGATTTCTACAAGCGTTAAGAAGTATGGAACAGGGTCAATGTCGTTTGATGGGACAGGTGATTGGTTATATTCTCCATACACACCAAATTTAGATTTAGGTGCGGGGAACTTTACTGTTGAATGTTGGGCATATATAAATGCGACAGCAACACAAGCACTTTTTTCAATCAATGGAAGCAATAGTTTTTCGCAATTACAAGTGGCTACAAGCACAAACGATTGGTATCTTTTAATCAGCACATCTAATAATTTGTGGGTTAATACAACAACAGGTGGTTCGTATTCAGCAAATACTTGGTATCACGTTGCGGTTGTAAGAAATGGAAGCACTTTTACTTTGTATGTCAATGGAACTTCTGTGTTAACACAATCAACATCTAGTGCTTTATATGCTTATGGCGGTGCAACAAGAGTTGGTCAAAATTCGGATAATAGTTTGAACTTTAACGGCTATATTGACGATTTCCGCATCACCAAAGGCTATGCCCGATACACCGCAAACTTTACACCGCCAACCGCGGCATTTTCTAATACAGGCCCATACTAAGGAATATTATGCAAATTGCAATTTTGACAAACCCAATTACAGTAAACGATTACCGCGAACTGTTTGCCAATACATCGTTTAATGCCAATGGCCCAAGCGATGAATTCTTAACTGCTAACAATGCCAAAAAGGTCAACGCCTTTAAAGCACATGACAGACTAACGCAAAAGTTAGTTCAATGCGCGGCTTATGATGATGGCGAATTTGTATCTATTGTTGAAGTTCAATTATTAACTGCGGAAGAAATACAAGCGGCTAAAGATTCTGCAATGTCTAACATTCGCGGCACACGGAATCAACTGTTAAATGCTTGCGATTGGACACAAGCGGTAGATTGCACAATTGCTAAGAAAACAGAATGGGCAACATACCGCCAAGCATTACGCGATTTGCCAAGCACTATTACAGAACCAAGAACATTTAGCGCATGGCCCAATAACCCTGATGCAATTACATTGGAGTAAGCATGGCAACAAATATTAGTGCCGATGATGGCGTAGTAAGCGGCGTAGCAGGGCTTAAAACAAGCGCAGATAATAGCGGTGTTTTGGCATTGCAAACCAATGGAACAACTGCATTAACTGTTAGTACAACATTAGCAATTGGTGTCGGTAGTACGCCTAGTTATGGCACATCAGGGCAAGTATTAACAAGCGGTGGTTCTAGTGCTTCACCTACATGGTCAACACCTACAACAACATCCCCTGCGGGTTCTACAGGCCAAGTTCAATACAACAATGCGGGTGCGTTTGGGGCTATTTCTAGTGGCACATCGGGCCAAGTATTGACAAGCGCGGGTTCAGGTTCTGCGCCTACTTGGTCAACGCCTAGTGGTGGTTCATGGATTTACATAAATACAGTAACTGCTAGTGCGGCTAGTACTGTAGATGTTACGGGAATGAATAGCACATACGATATGTATATGATTGTTGCGCAAAATGTATCTAGTTCAGATAGTGTTGCAATGAACGCAAAAATCTATCTTGGTGGAACTTTGCAAACATCATCGCTTTACGGTTATATCATAGGTGTTATGGATAGCACATGGTCAGTTACAAGCAATACAGGCCCAACAGATAGTCGAGGATTTTTGGCGAGTGCCGGTTATATAAATACAGGTGGAACACCCGATAGAACTTTTATTATTTATTGCCCTAATGTAAATAGCACATCCAAAGCGCATGGATTTTGGGGAACGGGGCAAGAAAATAGAACAACATCAAGACCCCATGTTTATCATTTTTCAGTTAACTACGCAAGCATTGGTTCTGCAATGACAGGAATTCAACTTTATATGGGAAGCGGAACTCTTACTGGCACATTTCGTTTATACGGCTTAAAGAATAGTTAAGGAATAATCATGGCAAGATTTCACGCAACACCCGAAGGCAACATCCCGTTTACTGATGAAGAAGAAGCCGCATGGGATTTACAAGAACAGCAAGAAATAGCGGCAAAGTTAGAATTAGAAAAAACACAATATCAACGCAACCGTGCCGCTGAATATCCATCAATTACAGATTACATTGATGGTGTAGTAAAAGGCGACCAAACGCAAATACAAGCATACATTGATGCGTGTTTAGCCGTAAAAGCAAAATACCCCAAACCTTAATTTGTGGCATAATTGAAAGCATGAATATAAATGAACTTAAATCATTGCTTTCGTATGAACCTGATACTGGTGTAATTCGATGGGTTGCCAAGGGTAAAGGGCGCATCAAAAAGAAAGAAGCGGGTACGCTATTGCATAGCGGCTACGCGGGTATTTGCATAGGCCCAAAGCGTTGGCAATCGCATAGGATTGCATGGGCTTTGCATTACGGTGAATGGCCTAAAGACCAAATCGACCACATCAACGGCATCAGGACTGACAACCGTATTTGCAATTTGCGTGAAGCAAGTAACAACCAAAACGGCAAAAATCTTGGGCTATCAAAAGCCAATACATCAGGTTTTAAAGGTGTATGTTTTGACAAACAAACTGGCAAATGGCGGGCAATTATTAAAGTAAACTTTAAACAAATTAACATTGGGCGGTTTGTTAATTTACAAGATGCCATCGATGCAAGGATAGCCGCCGAACAACAATACTTTGGTGAATGGAATAGGACAAGATATGAAAATAGCAATCAGCGCAATCAGCAAGAACGAAGCGCAATTTGTTCAGCGGTTTTGTGATTCGGCTAAAGATGCAGATTTAATTTGCATTGCCGATACGGGTTCAACTGACGATACAGTTAAATTGGCTTTGGAATGTGGTGCAATCGTTCACGATATTTGTATTAGCCCTTGGCGGTTTGATTTGGCCCGTAATGCGGCTTTAGCATTATTGCCGCGTGATATTGATGTAGTGATTAGCCTAGACCTTGATGAAGTATTAGAAAAAGGTTGGCGTGAAGAAATTGAACGGGTTTGGGAATTAGGCAAAACAACCCGCTTGCGATACAAGTTTGATTGGGGTTGCGGAATATCTTTCTTTTACGAAAAGATTTTTTCACGGCACGGCTATAGGTTCTGGCACGCGGTCCATGAGTACCCCCGACCTGATGGTCGCATCACGGAAATTTACGCGCATACCGATATGTTATTGGTTCAGCACTTGCCCGACAATACAAAATCCCGCGGGCAATATATGCCGCTACTGGAACTTGCGGTTAAAGAAGATGCACATTGTCCCCGTAACGCGTTTTATCACGCACGGGAATTAACTTTCTATGCGCGTTGGCACGATGCGATTACCGCCCTTAATAAGTACCTTGCAATGCCCGAAGCCACTTGGCAAAACGAACGATGCTATGCAATGCGTTTGTTGGGTAAGGCGCATGAAGAACTAGGGCAATCGGTAGAAGCGCATAAGTGGTATCGCCTAGCAATTGCCGAAGCCCCTAACACCCGCGAACCTTGGTGCGAATTGGCAATGTTCTGCTACCGCCGTAGCCTTTGGGTCGAATGTTATTCTGCGGCAAAATCGGCACTTGAAATAAAAGATAAACAATTGGTTTATACAATGAACCCTGATGTATGGGGCGCACAACCTTGGGATTTGGGTAGCATTTCTGCTTGGCATCTTGGGCTAAAAGAAGAAGCAACACAACTTTTACAAGAAGCCATAAAATTAGCACCTGATGACCAAAGATTGCGAAACAATATGCAATTTATGGATGCCGATTACAAAACCTTTGATAAGGTCGAAAATGCCGACACAATTAGAAGCCCATGAAGAAATATGCACATTGCGTTATGAAATGCTTTGTGCGCGTATAAAGCGATTAGAAGGCATTATTATTAAGGCTTGCGGGGCTATGTTGTTTGGCATGGCGGGCGTGATTTATTCATCATTGGTGCATTTGAAATGAAAGACTACGCCGTTGCATTTATAGCGGCGGTTTGCATTGTGGCATTTGTCATTTTTGGCACATACATCATTGCTTGGGCAGGGTGGGGGTAAATGCGTTGGTTGCTTGTGGTTTTTCTATCAGCATCACAAGCGGCATCTGATAAGACAGAATACCGTTGTATCCGATGGGCATGGTCGGGTGATGTTTATAACCGCAAAGTTGTTTGCCTTGAGTGGGTGAAAGTTGTACGCAAATGATAGACCCCATAACCGCATTAGAAGGACTACAAAGCGCAATAGCAGTAGTTCGTAAAGCCGCCAAGATTGCAAACGATTTAGGCGGTTTAGCGGGCGTTGTTGGCAAACTATTTGATGCGCGTAGCCAAGCAACCAAGGCAATGGTTGAAGCCAAAAGGTCGGGCAACAAATCCAACTTTAGCATTGCAATGCAAATAGAAAATGCGTTGATGGAAACCGCAAAACTGGAATCCCAATTGCAATTGCTTTATATGCAAACGGGAAACATAGACGTTTGGAATAAGATTAAAGCCCGCGCCGCTGAAATGGATAGAGATGATGCCATAGCCGCCCGTAAAGCCAAAGAAGAAGAACAACGCCAAAAAGATTTAGAAGCCGAACAAATGCAATGGGCGGTTGCGATTGTTGTTATTGTTATGTTTATTGGCGCGGTAGGTTGGGGGCTTACACAAATTGCCGAACTATGCGCTACGACAAGGTGCGGGCGGTGAATGAGTACCAAAAACAATTTGACCAATTCCTCAAAATCTTTGTTAGGTTATGTATCGTGATATGGGTGCTTGGTTTGCTGAAGTTTATTCCTGATTCTTTAGCAGATAAGATTGTTTCTAAACTTCTTGGAATGATTGGACTGTAATGCTTTCACTATTTTCTACACTTGGCGGTTTACTCATTTCGGGTTTGCCAAAACTACTTGATTACTTTCAAAACAAAGCCGACCAAGCGCATGAACTTGCTTTGGCTAGGATGCAAACAGAACGCGAACTACAGTTAGCCGCCGCGGGATTTGCCGCCCAAGCGCGTATTGAAGAAATCCGCACCGACCAAATTGCAATGGAAACAGAAGCACAAATGACGGAAGCGGCACTAAAGCATGATGAAAAGGTTTTAGAACGCGCATCTACTTGGGTTGCTAATTATGTTGGCACGGTGCGCCCAACAATTACCTACATTTTTGTTTTTGAACTTTGTGCTATCAATGCTTGGATTGCGTACTACATTTATACGCGCCCTAGCCTTGTGCAAAACATGGATGATTTAATTCGTTTGTCCGACATTATTTTTAGTTCGGATGAAATGGCTATGCTTGGCGGCATCATTGGTTTTTGGTTTGGTTCACGCGGGTGGAACAAAAAATGAAAATCAGCAAAGAAGGCGAACATTTAATGCACTTCTTTGAGGGCTACAGAACGCGCCCGTATCGGTGTAGTGCCGCGATTTGGACAGTAGGCTACGGTCACGCAATGTATAGCGACCAATTAGCCTTGCCAAACATTCGTAAAGAAGGTTACACGGGTTTAATCCGTGGCGACTATCAACTAAAAGAAGGGGATAACCGTGCGTGGGAAAAATCGGAATTGGTCGATTTGTTCAAAATGGACATTGATATTTTTGAACGTGGTGTTCTTAGACTTAGCCCTAATTTGGTTGGTCATCAAAGCAAATTCGACTCTATTGTTTCTTTTGCATACAACGCAGGGCTTGGAAACTATCAGCGTTCTACCATTCGCATAAAAGTAAATCGTGGTGAATGGGATGCCGCCGCTGATGCCTTTATGTCATGGACAAAAGCGGGTGGCAAAGAAGTAAAAGGGTTAGTCAAACGCAGACAGGCCGAACGCGCTTTGTTTTTAAGTTGATTCTAAATAAAACCGTGTATTCATTGCTTCTTCAAGATTAAAGTATTCTTTAAAACATTCTTTAAAGTAAAGTTGTTGTTCACCGTAGCCGACTAATTTACGGTTGTAAACAAATATTTTTTTAGGCAAGCGCATTTGCCCGTTAATGTAATTGATGCCTTTTTGCGTGATGCGCCAATAGCCCGAACCCTTTACGTCTTTTCTATCGTTTGGGTGCGCTTCAATCAATTCCCAATAACGCATATTGGTAAAAGTTTTAGCCCGCATAAATTCACGTGGTGCATTTTTAGCGGTGTTTACCCAACCATCAACGCCCGCACTTTTGTAAATCCAAATCAATGCTTGCGCGTTCTTATGCGTGATGGTAAACCCGTTGAACTTTCCGAAGCGTTTACAACATGGGCAATTGCCGCCATCGTTTTGCAAAACTTTTAAATAATCTGCACTAATCTTGGCTAAATATTCTTCTTCAAATAAATCGTTCATTTTGTAATGTCCTATAAATTGGGGTACTTAATTTCCCCCGTTTTTATTTAGAAGGGCGCATCGTCATCAAATACAGGCGCGGATTGCTTGGTTGTTTTGGGTTCTAGCGGCGGTTTAGCACTAAGCCAACCATCCCAATTAAGCGGCACATTATCAATCTTTAGGCTAATGCCCTGCCCTTTATCCCAAAGCGTACCAACCTTGGCAAAGCGTTTTTTGTTGTTGCCTTGGGCATCGGTGTATTCGCCCACTACGGCGATTAAATCTAATTTAGTTGACATGGTTTAATCTTTCATTCAGTTTACTAATTTTGGCATCAAGTTCGGCTAAGAACTTAATCACTTCTTCTTTAAGCATTGCCACATATTCCGCATCAAATTCAACGCGCTTAACAAACATTTGTAACCCGCTTGGTAAGCGTGGGTCAAACGATACGAAATCTGCCCATGTGCGACCCGTGCAAGACATTTGCCATTGCATTTGGGTTATGTACTTTGTCGGTACTTGTTCGCTAATCAATGTATCTATGTGCGTTGCCGTATTAGGGCATTTAATTTCCAGTAAGCCAAACAAGCCTATCAAGCCATCAGGCGATGCCCCTGCGCGTTCAATTGTTGGGTGGGCGATATACCCTACTTCATCAACCAAAACATCGGCTAGGGACTCATAAGCGGCGCGGGCAAGCGGTTCGGTTTCTGTACCCCAAGCCATTGCCGCATTTGTGTACGATTCTGCAACCGTACCCGTCATTCGTTCGCAAATCAATTGCGCCATGTAGTTTTCGCGTGATGCCGAATAGCCGCTTTTAGTTTTGGCGATTACATCAGCAACGCGGGATGCCGTGACATTACCCAAGCGGGCGGCAAACCATTCGGGCGTACCTTGTTCAACTTTTTCAATCATAGTTTTGCCTTTACTTTATCTTTGGCGGCAATAACTTTCTTTTGCCAATCAGGATTGCCATTACAAGCGGTATAAGCGGCTTTGTAGGCGTTCTTTAAACCATCTTGGTCGGTTGATGCCTCAATAGCGGCTAAGTGGTCTATAAGGATTGTTTCATCAACTGTAGTTTTACGCATCGTGGCATTGCCATCGTCATCTTCAGGGGCTTGCCCCGTAGCCGCCATCAATGAAGCCCTGCGGATATAAGTTAAGCACGACATAAAACCTTGCGGGTCATGTTTGGGTGCGGGAAAAAATAATTTGCCGCAATCTAATCTTTCGCCCGATTCATGCAAAAAACTTGTTTCGCAAAGTATTCCATCGATATGTTCTGAAGTGGTTTGAAACAAGAAAATGCCGTTGTTGTTTAGCGCGTCTATAACCGCTTCAACGCAAGAAGCAAGGTCAGCGTAGCGCGATTTGAAATGCGGGTTTGTAGATGTCTTTAAAGCAGGGCCAAACGCCTTTTGTGCTTTGACCAATGCGGTTGCTAAGTTTTTCATTCTGCACTTTCTAAATAAATGGTTAATCTTTTTACACGGTCAGCATGGTAATCCGACATACGCTTGGCGTATTCCATTGCTGATTGGGCATCTAGGAAACGGCGTTTTGCTTCTTCTAATTCTTTAGCCGCCATTTCTTTTGCTGATGGCAAACGCCATAAACCTTGGAAGCGATAAATTAAGTTCATGTTTACCCCCGCCATGCCAGTAGTACACCAATGCCGCCAAAGATGATGATGGCTAAAGTACATTCAATTAAAGTTGTAATGATTTTGTGTTTCATGTTTTATCTTTCGTTGGGGGACTAAGCCCCCGTTTGTTTTAGTTAAGAATTAAACGACCAGTAAAACCGCGGGACTTTAAGCAATCAATTGCGTTTTGGATTGCTTCTTTACGCGTAATGCCAAAGAAAACGGGCGGCACATTTGTATTGGGCAAAGCGCAATCAAATTCAATAACCCAAGCGGGCGGCACGGTAGCGCGGATGCGTGGGTTGTATTGTTCTTGTTTAAAATAACAATCTGCTTTAAAAATTTGTGTCATGGTTTACTTTCTAAAAGACCCCTAAAGCGGGGCATAAGTTAAATTGCTTTTTTGGAATCTTGACGGGTGTTAAATTCAAACTGCTTGCTAGTTACGCATTTAACGCAACGGTAGTCAGTAGGTTCAGTTTTAAATTCAGACCAATTTACAGAAATTGGCGTACGCAAGATGTTGCGACCGCAAGCAGTTTTGGAAGCCATCCCATACCCGCCTTTGTTTAAGTGAGTTACACGCATTGCTTTTTCTCCTAGTAGTCCCCAAGAAGTTCGGGGCATGACAAATTCTAATCGCAAATTAGGCTTTTCAACGCCATGTTTAAAATATTTTCACAATTTGTTTAAATAATTTAATTTTGTTGCTAAGATGCAACTATGAACAAAACACAAATAGATGACGATAAAGCCTTGATAGCCAAGTTAGGAGGGGCAACAATCCTATCTAAACGCCTTGGTTTCCAATCTGCCCAACGGGTACACAATTGGATGTATAGGGGAATACCCGCATCCGTTAAGTTGGCGCATCCTAAAATTTTTTTAAAAGGGTTACGCAAATGACAAAAATAGAAAAATATCTACATCACAAATCTTTGATGATGGAACACCTAGCATTTGCGTATGCAAATCAATCAATGCAAGATTCTTTGTACCAACTGATTTGCTACCACTTGCACAAAGATTACACGCAAGGTTATTATTATTTTATGACCCATCAGGAACGCAAAGATTTACACACGATGTTGATTCTTTGATACAATTTTTTGAAACACGGCTAGGTTGGACTAATTACCCATACCGAAAAGCGAACACCCCCCGCCTGCCGCAGTTTCTTTTGGGGGTAAATTTGGGGCGTGAAATGCACTATTACCAATTCAACATTGGTGACTATCAGAGTCACACATCGCATCTTTCCGACATGGAAGATTTAGCCTATCGGCGTTTGCTTGATTGGTACTATCTTCACGAACTACCAATACCGCTTGAAATAACAGAAATTGCAAGACAGATTAGGATGCGTTCGCATAGCGATTGCATTTCAATCGTATTGCAAGAGTATTTCGAACGAACTGCGGATGGTTGGATTCATCATCGTGCAAACAAAGAAATTGCCAAGACTGGTGAAAAAAGTGAAAAGGCTAGTGCATCGGCAAAGGCTAGATGGAAGAAGAAAGATGCGAACGCATTGCCAACGCAATCCGATAGCAATGCTACACATAACACATTACACATAACACAAGACACAGAACACAAGAAAGAAAAAAAATCAACTAGCGTTGATTGCCCCCCTGATGTTGACCAACAAATTTGGGATGATTGGAAACAGTTACGCAAAGCCAAGAAAGCGCCCGTTACTGAAACCGTGGTTAACAGCGCAAGAAAAGAAGCCGCCAAAGCAAACATGGCGTTTAGCGATTTTTTAACCGTTTGGTGCGCTAGGGGTTCGCAGGGGCTACAAGCGGAATGGCTTAAACCTGAAGAACGAAATTTAAGCAAAACAGGCCAAATGAACCAAAGGGTAATTTCAGGCTTGACCCGTGGGCTAATCGGAGGTGGCGGCAATGTCAAATTACTTGGAAACTGATTTCTGCACACAAGACCAAGGGCTTGATTACATATTTGGTCGCATGATGGCTATTTTTGGCGCACCGTTTAATCGTCACTTTGATGGGCTAGACCCTGAATTTGTACGCGATGAATGGAAGGTACAACTTGGCAAGTTTTTAACCTACCGCCCAAGCATGGACTTTGCCATTGCCAAACTTGATGGGGAATTTATCCCTAGCGCAATCAAGTTTCGTAATTTGTGCAATCAAGGCCCACAAATCCCAATCAAGCCATTGGTTCAAATTGAACGCAAAAAAACATTGCATGAACAAATTGAAGCCGATAAGGTTAAAGCCGAAGCCTTGGCAAAGTTAGCCGAACTTAAAAAACAATTTGGGGCTAAAGCATGAATATTTACTTAATCTGTAAACACAGAACATTCAATGATGGTTGGGGTCATGGTGTTTATAAAGAATGTTTAATTGTTGATGTTTTGCAAAATAAAACAATAGCAAACCTTTGCGTAAAAGATTTAAACAGTAGGTCAAAAAAATATTGGTATTCCGTTAAAAAAATGGTGGTTGCCATATGACATACGAATCGGCAATGAGAATATTAGACAGGGTGCGCGATGGGGTGCATTACCCGCAATGGGTAATTCTCAAAGCCTTGGAATTAACTGGCGACATTGATGGACATGGAACACTTTAAGGATTCAGAGGCTCGCGAATGGGTCGCCCGTTTCCGTAAAAAACAAATGGAAGAAGGTAGGGGGGAAGCGGTCGAATGGTGGGCAAAGATTATTAAAGACATTGCCGCCAAACGCGGGCAAGCCGCCGCTGATGATTTAAAACGAAGAATGAATACAGTAAAGGATAAAAATGCGATACGCCGCAAGGGTTGATGCAAACCAAACGCAAATCGTTAGTGCCTTACGCGCCGCAGGTGCATCGGTATGGATTATTGGCCTACCCGTTGACTTGTTGGTTGGTTATCACGGTCACACATTCTTGGTAGAAATTAAAAGCACAAACAAAGCGCGTTTTACGGGGCTACAAGCCGACTTCTTTGAAACTTGGCACGGTGGCACACTTTGCCGCATCGATAGCCCTGAAGCCGCACTAAGAATGATTGGGGTAATCTAATGAACCCACCTTACAAAACAGTAGATTTCATTTTAGAAAATGCGCCAAGGTATGCCAAGGCTAAAGCCGAACGAATCTACCTTGAAGAATTCCGTAAAACCAAAAAGGCGTTGCTGATGAAAGTAGCAATGGAAGCGGGATACGAAAGTGCGGCGGCACAGGAACGCGAAGCCTACGCCCACCCTGATTACCAAGTTTTGTTAAAAGGTTTAGCAGAAGCAATCGAAGAAGAAGAAACCCTAAAGTGGAAATTGACCGCGGCGACTATTAAGGGGGAAATATGGCGCACCGAATCGGCTAATGAACGAAGTGGCGTAAAAGCAACGGAGTAAACAGTTTGTTGAAAAAGACAATAAGCCCGCTTATACTTGCGCTATGCCGTTACATCACGGTCTAAACGAAAGCAAAGCAATGTGGCCTTTTCCACCATTTCCCAATCCAAAAGACAAAGGAACACGCGTTCCCCGTTTTAACCCCGATAACTTTGAGGATTCGCCCGTATGACGCCTTTAATACGTGAAGCAATCAAAATGGCTTTTGATGGCGGTATAGACCCTACAGAAATTCAATGGTTTGACTTGTCGGGTTATGTTGACGATAAAAGCCAAGCGGTAACCGAGCCGCTGATGAAATATCGACCGCCTTTTGAAAAAAACATTGTTGTTTGGCGCGGCAAAACAAAAAGCCATGCGTCATACGACACTATTTTTATGGTAGTTGGTACTGAACCTAATGAGGGTATTGTCATATCAACTTGGAAGGGTGTAACAGGGCGTATGCCAACTAAATTTCCATCAATGGTTTATTTAATTGAAGGCAATATGTTGCGGTATGGCCCTATCGATGATGGCGCGGAAATTTCTAAAGAAATGGCAGAAACAATGCTTGCGTTTTGTGGTAATTGGCTTGAATCTTTAACGCAATCAGTTCAAGCGCATAAACCAATTGTCAAAGTTAGTTTTACCAATCAACGCAAAATTAAAGATGGAAAGATGCCAACTTACGATTGGACTACAGTAATTGTTGAAGCCGCAAAGCCTAAAAATGAGTATCAAGGCGGTACACACGCAAGCCCTAGATTGCATGACCGCAGGGGGCATTTAAGGCGGCTTAAAACGGGTCAAACTTGTTGGGTTAAAGCCCATAAAGTTGGCGATATAACAAAAGGTATTGTTTTTCACGATTATGTAATTCAAAAAGGTCAAATATGAGAGATTACGAATTTACCTTTAACGCCACAACTGGCGCGGGCGGTGTAACCGTTACTTGCAAAATGTCATACGAACGGGATGAGCATGGCGCATATTTTGAAAACATTGAAGATGTAACCTATGAGGGCATTAGCATCATGGGGCTTTTAGTTGATGAACAATTTGCCGACCTAGAAATGGTTGGCGTTAACAAATTGCGGCAACATCTTGCAGAAGAAAAAGACAGGGCGCAAGAACCATGATGCCGCAAATAGACATTGGCGCACGGTTTGCCAATCACAAGTTTAAACTTTGCACTAAATGCGATATTGATAAACCGCCTGAAGGCGGCATAGACATGGGGCATAAATGGATTTGCCAATCATGTTGGAACAAGCGCATTACAGGCAAATATCTAAGACAAAACAGTAAAAATGCGTAAACGCACCAAACGAAAGTTTTGGGCATTGCTAGACCCAATCGCGCATGGCATTGTTGGGGCTAGTTATACACCTAGACATTTGCTAGACAAGTTAAGGCTAACCGAATACGCCGCTTTGGAATCAATCACCAAAGGCAATGGCACGGTACAGGATTGGCGAACCCTAGTAGATGTTATGAATCTTGCGGAAATGATGGCTAAGAACGGCGTTGGCCCTGAAGTGTTACCCGTATGCGAGAAAGCCCAAGAAAGCCTACACAAAGCCGCTATACGCTACCAAACAACCCTAAAAATGGGGTTAGATGGCGTTGGCATACAGGCGATTCGGGAATTACTGGAATATGCTGATTTGCAACAGGGAAGCATTACCCGCGCAGAATTTGAACGCTATGTGCAAAAGACGAGAAATTACATAAAATCAAACGGTAACTTAGTGGTAGAAATTGAATGAGATTCCCAAAGCACCAATACATCCGTAGTTCTGATTTATTACGCAACGCCCGCGAAATCCCATGCCAACATTGCGGCGCAGACGATGGAACGGTAGTAGCCGCACACACTAATTGGCAAGGCGGTAAGGGTCGGGGCATAAAAGCCGATGACAACCTAATTGCAAGTTTATGCTACCAATGCCATGCCGAAATAGACCAAGGTACAGGGCTAAATAAAGAAGAACGCCAAAAGATTTGGCTTTACGCACATAAGGAAACGGTGCGAAAATTACAGGCATACGGCTTATGGCCTAATGATGTACCACTACCCGAAGGATTATGATGGTTAAATTTCGCGCAGAAGCCGCCCAAAGCGACCCCGTAATGCAGTTTGTTATGTGCCTATTGCATAGCGTAACCAACGCCCACATCCTACATTTCCAAAGCCTGAGTTACTCTCAGCACATGGCATTGGGTGCGTATTACGATGAAGTAAGCGACCTAGTAGATGGGTTCGTAGAAGCGTTCCAAGGTAAGTACGGGCTATTGACCAAGTACCAATCGGACTACCAATTGCCCGACAATAACCCCGTAACCTACCTAACCTACCTTAAAGAAGAAGTAGCGACCCTGCGCCGCGCATCAGGATTTCCACAGGATAGCGAACTACAGAACGAAGTAGATACCATTGCTAACCTGATTAACAGTACGCTATACAAACTACGATTCCTAGCCTGATGCCATCAGTACCCACTAACGGTAAGTGTTCATCGTTAGGGTGTAAGAACCCTAGAAGTAAGTTGAACACCTACTGTTTAGAACATGGTGGTATCGACAACATGGCTAGGCGGGAAACAGATAGCGCATACCAAACGCCATTATGGAAAAGCATTAGGGCAGTACAGATAAGCAAACAACCACTATGCCAAGGTTGCCTATCACGCAACATAGTGGCATCAGCAAAGCATATAGACCATCTGTTTGCATGGAAGCACATAGGTAGCCATGCGTTCAGCCGCAACATATTTCAATCCCTTTGCCACAATTGCCATAGCCAAAAATCAGGGCTAGAAAAGCAGGGAATTTACAGGCACTACGCCCAAGATGGTGCAAAAGACTACACAAAAAACGACTACGCATATATGTTGCAACAATACAACACAGGGTTGGAATAGTAAGCCTTTTTGTTTCAAAAACTAAAAAATTTTGGGTTTGCACGAAAG